CCGGTGCTGCCGCCTCCCCGGTCATAAACACTTCGGCCAGCCGCGCAAGGTTCTGGCCGAGATTTTTCCCGAGGCCCGCGTCCGATGCCATCGCGGGTCGATTCTGGGATTGCTGAATGGGGGAATGGGGCCCAGCGTCCCCGCCCTCGGGCTTTGTCGGCTCGCCAGGGCCCATGGGGCTGCCGGCCTCGAGAGCGGCGATTAGCGCCTCCACCTTCTTCGCGTCGAGGCCTTCGGCCTTGGCCATCTCGAGCAGGCGCGCGAGCGCCTTGTGGTGGTGCCTCGCAGAGCGCCTCGTGTAGTGGCGCTCAGTCACGCGGGGGTCAGAGTGCCCCAGGAGCGCCTGGCGCTCCCCGAGCTCGACGCCCGCCTCTGCCATCCGGGTGGCGTAAGTCGTCCGCAGGGCGTGCAAGTCCAGCGAGTACCCGTCCACGATCCGGGGGATCCCCGCCAGCTTGAGCCACTGTCGCAGGAGCCGGTTGGTTCGGTCGGGGTTGCACGCGCCGTGGTAGGGCTTGCCGCGAGCCGAGAGGAACACAAGGTCGTTCTCGGTGACCGGGCGTCCCTTCAACTTCTCGTGGTACGGGATCAAGCCCAGCACCGCCTTGGCGCACTCGGCAGGCACCGGCACGATGCGCTCCTTGCCGCTCTTCGTGACGGTCAAGCGAACCTCAGCTGCGCCCTCGAGGACGTCGCTGGAGACGTCAAACGACCAGTGCCGCCACCGAGTGGCAAGCAGCTCGCCGCGACGTGCGCCGCTGTAGAGGAACGTCAACAGCATCGGAGCCTGCGGCACGTTGCGATTGCCGCGATGGAGCTGGTCTGCGTCGTCGTCCTGGGCTGCCTTGATAAGGCGAGCCACCTCCTCCTCGGTCAGCGCGCGGCGCTTCTTGACCAGGTCACGGTCCCGCACCGGGATCTTCTTGATCTCCAGCAAGGGGTTCGACTCGAGGTAGCCGTTGTCCACGGCCCACCCGATCACGCGCCGTATGGCACCGACCTCGGCATTGACCGAGGACACCGCCGCGCCGCCGCGGAGGCGTTGCGAGCGGGCCCTGATTACCATCGGCCTGGTGATCTCCGTGCCGTCGATGTCGCCGAGCAGCGCCAGCCACGTATCGAGGAAGCGCTGCTCCCTCTCGTATGTCGTGGCGGTGACGCGAGGCAGGTAGTCAGCCAGGTAGCCGCTGGCCAGACGGGAGAGGGGCAGACGGCCATCGGAAGGCCTTCGAATCGGCGACAGCTCATGCATTGAGCCTCCTTCTAGATCAAGGGAATCGAAAAAGGCAGCCCCCCACCGGCGGGGTGCCGCTACGCACAAGTGCGTAAACGATAGGTTCCCGAGCCGCCCAAAAACGCGATTTCCACCATGTGCGTGTATTGCATCTCGACGGCCACAAGATGTGGTGTGGTCCGCCGCGTTGAACCCATTCATGGGACAGCGGGGGTTCTGCAAGGATGGCGGAGCCACGCTGGCTGGGCTATCTTCGCGCCGTGCTCGACGACGACGACGACCGGCCGGTGGACCCTAAGAAGAGGCGCGACCCGCGCTTCAAGGGCCGCAAGCCGCCTCCGTTTGAGCCCGACGTGCTCCAGGGCTACCAGGAGATCAAGGTGTGGCTGTGGCGACGACTCCAGGGCTGGCACCGGGCAGTCGATGGCGACCTGCTGGTGGAGCTCCTGCGCGAAACCGTGCCGGGCGCACAGCTGCACACGCTGGAGGCCTTCGAGCACACCGCGCGCGTCCTTGACGCTGCCCTTGAGTACGACCGCGAGGACAGCTGGCACGAGCGCGTCCATGCCCTCAGCCTGTGGCTGATGGGCAGGGCCAAGGCCGTGAGACTGCGCGTCGAGCCGCTGATGAGGTCGGTGGGTGAGGACGACCGCCGGCAGCTGGCGCTACGTCTTCAGGTCGCGCTCGAGCTCGAGGCGCTGGCCAAAGACCTGCGCGACGCCCCGTTTGGCACCTCGCCGTCGTGGCTGCTTCGCGACGACGACGGCCTGGACGACGACGTCAGCGGCAACTGACGGCAAAGCGCCTCCGTTCTCGGGGCAGGCCGTCGTAAGCCCTTTGCCAGCAACGCCTGGCGGTTTCATTCCGTGCCCTGGCGGGGGTGCATCTGCGCGTGTCCAGCGTCCTGATAACTTCTCGACATAAACCGCGATCCGGCGAGAAGAAAGCGAGACAAAAGCCGGACAAAAGTGGCTTCGGCGCGTCGTTGTGGATAACCGCGATGCGGACCAGATGCGCCCGACATGGCCACCGCCAGTAGGCCATTTAGGCCGCTAAACAGAACGCCGTTCTGAAAGAAGCGAACGCATCTTTTTTGGGCCCGGTTTTCGATGCCATACCAGAACCAGATCCAGAGCCAGATATTTGACCCCTCTCGCTTCGCTCGAGGGGTCAGCGCGCGCGCGCGCGAGCACCCCAACTCGGGAGACCTCGAGGGTTAGATCCGCGGCCAGGCGACTGCGAGAGTGCGCCCACCAGACCACCGCGACGCGGCGCAGCGACCCACGTAGCCACCTTGCGCCCAACGGCTGCTGCCGCGTCGCACCTGGCCCTGCTCTCCGACAACTCGACCACGCCGGATCGCCGCGGAGCTCGGGTGCGGCCCGGCGCGAGGAGCACTCTCGCTCACCTCCTTGGCGGCGTCGCGGCGTCGGCCCAAACGCAACCCGAGCGACCGCGAGACGAGGCTTCGGTGCTGTTGCAATCGGACGCGGTCGGTGACCTCCTTCTGCCGGCCGCGTCCATTCTCGCAGCATGACTCCGCAGCAGTTCGCCGACTTTGCCAGCTGGCTCGAAAGCGCATGGCGCGTCGAGGTCACGGGCTGGGACCGCCATCTCGAGGTGGACCAGGTGCGCTACGTCGTGAGCTCGCGCTCGAGGTTGCCGGTGGTGCATGACCTCGAGCCTGGAGTGATCTGCTACGGCCTCCAGGTCGTGGACGTGCGCGCAACCCAGCACGACGGCCGCGGGGTCCACTTTCGCCTCGAGATCGGCCGCCAGGGTTAGAACGCCAGCCGCGAGTCTGGCAGGAATCCGCCGAGGCACGTCATGGGCGTGCCACCCTTCGCATGGACGAAGACATTCCCGTCACTCCCGAACAAGTGCGCGACCTCTCGAGGGTGGATCCCTGGGGGGCACCGTCGCTGCAAACGATCGCCGAGGAGCTCCCCGAGGACGTGCTGGCCACGGCCAAGCGTTGGCCTGCGTTTCGCCTCGAGCGGCTCCAGCACATGATCCTCTGCCGCATGGCAGGCATCAGCACCGCGCAGGCCTGCCGCGCTGCCGGCTTCACCGCGTCGACGTGGGGCAAATGGTGCGAGACCTGCCCGGAGATCGGCGAGCTCGTGGACCGGTGGGCCGACCGCGAGCTGTCGCGCATCGCGAGCGCCGCGACGGCCATGTGCTTCGATCCTGGGCTGGACCCGAAGCTGCGCAGCGAGCTCATGCGCTGGCACCTCGACCGCCGTAGCGAGGGCCACGCACCGCCGGCCCACCGGGTCCAGGCCAACGTCGACCAGGCCGTCACGCACCACGGCGTGATGGTGGCACCCTCGAGCTCGACCGCGGACGACTGGATCGCGCACGAGCTCGCGCGCACCGCCGAGGCTCCCGAGCCCACCGTCGAGGAAGACTAGGTGGTGGCCGCCAACCCGCAGGCGCGCGTCATCTGGTCGCCGCTGCCGGGCTCCCAGGAGGAGTTCCTGCGCTGCCCGCTCCAGGAGTGCCTGCTCCACGGGAGCCGCGGCCCGGGCAAGTCGGACGCGCTCCTCATGGACTTTGCCCAGCACGTCGGCCAGGGCCATGGCGCGGCATGGCGCGGGGTCATCTTCCGCGAAACGTACCCCCAGCTCGCCGACCTGGTGGCCAAGAGCGAGAAGTGGTTCCGGCTCATTTTTCCCGACGCGGAGCTGAACCGTTCTCGGATGGAGTGGCGTTTCGCCGGCGGCGAGACGCTGATGTTCCGGCACATGAAGCGCCCGGAGGACTACTGGAGTCACCACGGCCAGGAGTACCCCTGGATCGCGTTTGACGAGCTGTGCAACTGGGCGACGCCGGAGTGCTACCTGCGGATGTTCTCCTGCAACCGCTCGAGCCGACCGGGCGTGCCCAGGAAGATCCGCGCGGCGACCAACCCCTACGGCAAGGGGACCAACTGGGTCCGCGAGCGCTTTGGCCTGCACGGCGAGTGGTGGCGGACCAAGGTGATCCAGGGCGCGAAGGACCGCGACGGGAAGCCTGAGCCCGCGCGCGCGGCGATCCACGGCCACCTTCGCGAGAACCGGTTCCTGCTCGAGGCGGACCCCCTGTACGCGCGCACGGTCATGGCGTCGGCCACCAACAAGGCCATGGCCGCGGCCTGGCTGAACGGCGACTGGAACGTCATAGCCGGCGGGATGTTCGACGACGTCTGGAGCTTCGAGCACAACGTCGTGCGGCCATTCGAGGTGCCAGCGACCTGGCGAATCGACCGGGCCTTTGACTGGGGCTCGTCGAAGCCGTTCAGCGTTGGCTGGTACGCCGAGAGCGACGGCAGCGACCTCGAGTTCCCCGATGGGCGGGTGCGGGCCACCGTCCGCGGCGACGTGTTCCGCATCGCCGAGTGGTACGGGTCCACCGGCCAGCCGAACGAGGGCCTGCGGATGCTGGCCGTGGACGTGGCCCAGGGCATCGTCGAGCGCGAGCTCGCCTGGGGCTGGCGCGACGGCCGCGCCTCGAGGGTCAAGGCCGGCCCAGCCGACTCGGCGATCTTCACCGTCGAGAACGGCAACTCGATCGCGGTGGACATGGAGCAGCCGGTGAGGGTCGCCAATGCGATGCACCAGGGCGTTGCCTGGCTGCCGGCGGACAAGCGTCCGGGCTCGAGGAAGGCCGGCTGGGAGCAGCTGCGGGCGATGATTCGAGCGGCCAAGCCCGAAGACCGGCGACCTCGCGAGACCCCGGGCTTGTTCGTCGTTGGCGACCGCTGCCCCCATTTCATGCGCACTTTCCTGTCGCTGCCGCGCGACGAGCGCGACCCCGACGACGTCGACACCGACGCAGAAGATCACATCGCGGACGAGGTCCGCTACCGCATTCGCAGCGCAGGTGCGCGCGTCACCACCTCTCGGTCCACTGGCCTCTACTGACCCATGTCCGTCGATACGAAGCACCCCCTGTACGTCGAGCACTACCGCGACTGGATCCAGCTGCGCGACAGCTACCGCGGCGAGCGCCAGGTGAAGGAGCGGGGCACCGTGTACCTGCCCCCGACCTCGGGCATGATTGCGGACGGGATGCTCGACACGACGGCTCCGGGCTTCCAGGCCTGGAACGCCTACCGCACGCGCTCCAGGTTCCCCGGTGTCCTGAGAGACGCCGTCGAGACGATGCTGGGGGTGATGCACTCGAAGCCGCCGGTGATCGAGCTGCCCGAGCGCCTCGAGCCCATGCGAGACTCCGCGACCCTGCGTCGGGAGAGCCTGGTGGCCCTGCTCCGCCGGATGAACCTCGAGCAGCTCGTCATGGGCCGCTGCGGCCTGCTGCTGGACGTCGTAGCGGGCCGCGGCACGACGACGCCCTACGTCTCGCTGTATCAGGCCGAGCACATCATCAACTGGGACGAGGGCACGGTGGACGCGACGCGCCCGGACACGCTCAACCTCGTCGTGCTGGACGAGACCGAGGCCGAGCGCCAGTCGGACTTCTCGTGGGAAACGATCGAGAAGTACCGGGTGCTGGTGCTCGGCGAGCTTGAGGAAAACGAGACGGAGGGCGTGTACCGGTCGGGGGTCTTCGGCGACCGCCAGGACTTTGACGAGTCCATGCTCGAGACGCCGAGCATCGCCGGGCAGGCGTTGGGGGAGATTCCTTTCGTCTTCGTCAACACGAGGGACATCGTCCCCACGCCGGACGATGCGCCGCTGCTTGACCTCTCGCACCTTGCCATGGCGATCTATCGCGGCGAGGCCGACTACCGGCAGGCGCTGTTCATGCAGGGCCAGAGCACCTTCGTGGTCGTCGGGGGCAAGGTAGAGGACGAGATCCGGCTTGGGGCCGGCGCGGTGGTCCATGTGCCGCAGGGGGGTGACGCCAAGTTCGAGGGCGTGAGCTCGGCGGGCCTTGCCGAGCAGCGGCAGGCGCTCGAGAACGACTATCGCCGTGCTGAGCAGCGCGCCAACGGGCTGATCGACGCGGTCGGGCGCGGCAGCGAGTCGGGGGAGGCGCTCAAGGTCCGGGTGGCCGCTCGCACGGCCTCGCTGCACCAGGTCGCCCTCACCGGGGCCTACGCGCTCGAGCAGATCCTGCGCAAGGCGGCGATCTGGGCCGGGGCCGATCCGGACGAGGTCGCGGTCTATCCCAACCTGGACTTCTCGTCGGACATGATGCGCGGCCAGGAGCTGGTGCAGCTCATGAGCGCCAAGCAGCTCGGCGCGCCGCTGGCCCTCCAGACGGTCCACGAGATCGCCCAGGCTCGAGGCCTGACCGACCAGACCTGGGAGCAGGAGCTCGAGCGGCTGGACGCGGAGGCCCTCGAGGGCCTGCCGGGCGCGATGGCCTGGACCGGCGACGACGGCCAGAGCGGTGCCGGTGACCCGATGCCCGACGAGGACGATGCCTGAGATCCCCGGGTGGATCCTCCGCGACTGGCTGATCTGCGCCCGGTTCCAGATCGAGCGCGGACCGGAGGACTGGCTCGTGTGCGCGCCGCCGGACATTCGCGAGGCGTGGCTGGCGAAGGGCTACGTCCGCGAGGTGCCGGCGGACGGCCAGGACGGTTTTGTGCGGCTGCACTCGAATGGCCAGGTGGTGGGCAGTCGGCTCGAGCTGACTGCGCTGGGCTGGGCGTTGCTCCGCGAAGAGCAGGCGGTGGC